TACCTGCACCAGATGGAGAAGAACTCCCCTGGGCAAAAGTCTACTCTCATGCCTTCCAAGGTCCTGGTGGTTGGTATATTGAGAACTCTCTGACAACAGTGGGTCAAAAAGATCCCGTGTCAGAATACAATCGTGAACTCTGGAACAGTGGTCATGATGCTGATAAAGAAACTGTTCGTAAGCAGAAGCGTAAACTGTCCTACTATTCCAACATCTATGTTGTGAAGGATCCCGTAAATCCTGCTAACGAAGGTCGTGTCTTCCTATTCAAGTATGGTAAGAAGATCTTTGATAAGATTATGGAAGCAATGCAACCTGAGTTTGAGGATGAAACTCCTATCAATCCCTTTGACTTCTGGCAGGGTGCAAACTTCAAACTGAAGATTGTTAAGAAAGATGGTTACTGGAACTATGATAAGTCTGAGTTTGAACGTGTTGCTCCTCTTCTGAGTGATGATGATGCTCTTGAAGGACTTTGGAAGAAGCAGTATTCTCTTTCTGCTGTGACTGCTCCAGACCAGTTCAAGTCCTATGAACAACTGGAATCACGTCTCAAGTTGGTTCTAGGTCAAAAAACTTCTGTTCGTCCTCGCCTTGATGAGGAAGTTGAGGATGAGGATAATGACCGTGGTTCTTATACTCCAGAAGTTACTCCTCGCCGTGTTGAACCAGAACTTCCAACTGTGAGTTCGTCTTCAAGCGATGAAGATGAAGATGATGCATTGTCCTACTTCCAGCGTCTTGCTGAGGAGTGATTACGTATAAAGTCTGATATTATCAGCTCTTTTAAGGGTTTCAGTCACATACTGACTGGAACCCTGTCTATATGGCATCATCTCTTCCAAATCATTAAATATAACACTTACAAGTCTTGGTTTCAATAAGAAGATATTTCTCTTTGCATCTTCCAGTCTTTCTTCATAAACAAGATTTGTAACTGGTTCAGCAGTATTATCTCTTGTTACCTGTAAATCAGTATTAAAATCATAATAAGAAACTGAATAATTGGACTCAACTTGAAGTCCAGCAGGAACAATGACGACACCCTGACTATTTTTTATCTCAACGGTTTCGTAGTGATGAATACCATTATAAAGAGTATTATAATCACCATATTTGTCTAATAGATAATTATCAAACTGCTGTTGTGGTAAGGGCCACTCTGTTTGAATATTGATAATATTATTTGATAGAAGAACAATCCAATCTAATTTGGCATCTTCATAAACTTCAAATGCAACATTATCAGGTCTATCATTTCCCTGAATTTGATACTTTGTAAAAAATGTCAGGTCCTGAAAGATATCCTCCCTAAGTTTTCCTTTTTTAAAGAGATTTTTTACAGTAATATAATCTGATATCTGAGCATCTGGTAGTCTGCTAACATATTCAAAATCTGGAATGTATCCGAAGTAGTTTGGCATTTTAGTAACCTACGAAAGCATCGCCATCATCTCCATACTCATCATCAAAGATTGGTTCAAGTTCTGCGAATGTTAATGACATTCTATAAGAGGTCATGGACTTTTCAGCACCTCCATAAGTCATATATGTTCCATCAGGAGTGTAATCAACATTACAATTAGTTAGGGCACACTCTTTAAATTTATTTAAGTATGGATGTATTTTCATTTGTCCATTGTCTCCTGGGGTTAAATATGAAATAGCAAAAGTGTGTGGTGCTTTTAAGAGTAAAGAATTTGCACTTCGTTTTACTGACATTGATTGTTTAAATGCGCGAATAATTTTTCTTACTCTTATTGCTTCTGGTTCACTCCTTGGATAAAACATAAAGGTAAATGAAAAACTTCTTAACCCCGGACCATTAAAAAGAACTTCTAAATTATTGTTATTGACAGCTCCATATGCTCTCGCAGCAACATTGTTATTTCCTAATGAATTTAAAAGAACACTGGTAATAGCCTGCTTTGTGGCATTAGGATCACTAGTAACTTTATTTGCCTCTTGACCGACCGTTCCAGCGGCGGCATCTGGACCTCCTTCAAAAAAAGATTTAGCCGTCGCTGCAGCTGATTCTAGTAACTCATTTAAACCTTCTTCTTGCCATCTAGCATTATTACCATCACTAATTCCAGAAGGAATAGGTAGAGTGATTGTGCCAAGGCGCTCTGATCCCTTTACTATTGGCTTGCCATCTTTAAGGGTTACGATTCTACCCGATGTTGATACTCCACCTGATTGTCGTCCAGCCTCTGAAAGTGATGGCACATATTTTAAAATAGAAAACTTAACTATATCTTGATGACTTGCTGCTAAATCCAAAGGATAAACTAGATCCTCATATTGTGTTCTTGTTCCTTGTTTATCCCTTGCTTTGAATTCTTTGTTAAGTGCTTCTCGTGCTGCAGGATCTGTATTTTTATTTGAGGAGTCTTCTGCGGTTGGATTAGTAGCAGTATTACCAGAGCCACCTCCTGCTTTGTTTAGTTGTGCTTTTTGTTCTGCTGTGGGACTGTTTCCATAAGGCTTTGCCTTATCAACTTGCTGCGATAATACTTGTCCCCGTGGAGATTTTGGATCAGCAAATTCCTTTTTCTCTTCTGCTGTGGCACCCGTACCAAAAGTTTGAGTTGCTGCACCTTTTTTATCAACGTTTGTTGTCTGAACTGACACAGGATTATTCCCGTTTGCATCAGTTCTAAATGTGGTTGAAGACAAAGATCCATCAGCGTTTGTAGTCACTGATGTTTTATAATGATTATTCCCTACTTTTTGAACCGGACTTGTTGTTACTGCCATCGAATATGGACTTTTATTTATTTAGACGGAATTTTGCATATGGTATCGCAAGTAACTCATCAAGTTCATTAAATTTGATAGTATGAAGTTTACCCGCAACTTCACTCCAAGTGTATTGTCTTCCTTGTTGCCAGTGAAAGTTAATCGCTTTAAATCCCCATCGCTCTAATGAAGTGCAGGCAATCAATGGGTGTTGATCATACTCAATACCTGGTGTTTTAGGATTGTAGATAAAGGTATAAAACTTTCCTGGTTCTGGATATAATACTTCTTCTGTAAACAACTCCATAATAATAAGCATCAAATCTTCTGGATCATTCGTTCCAGATTCTAATATTCTTTTTTTGAGTTCTCTGACTCTCGCTGTCGTGCCTGTATCTACATATTGACCGAAACCCTCTGCCATCAGCGAATACCAAAAAGTTCTTCTTCGGTGACAATCTTAAATTCAATCATTCGATCAGCACAAAACTCTCTTGCTGCTTTCCACTTGGATTGATTGACCTCAAATGTAATACACTCGTGAATATATGACTTGGTAACTCTGCTTGTTTTCACAGGTGGTTTGGTTTGCTTTTTGGGTTTGACCTCAATCACATAAGTCTTCACTTGACCTGTGCTTTCCTTAACTTTGATAATGAAGTCTGGGTAATACTTATGAACTCTTTTATCGACAGGAGAGATATATGGAATATAAAACTCTTCACTACCCCACTCTAAAATACTTTCATTTAAATCACACCAGTGACAAAACTTTCTCTCCCAACTACTACGACAGATGATATTGTTAGGATCACCTTTGTATTTCTTGGGATAAGATGGTTTATATCTACTTTTGATACTTTCTCCCATACATAATATATAAGGTCAAAAAGTATTTATAAATGCCTTCCTCCAAGAATATTCAGGACATTAAAACAAATTTACTTCATCCGGCACTTACCTCTTTTTTTGAAGTCAAAATTCCAATACCAGACGGTTTAACCGGTGGTTATCTAGCACAAAATGGAATACCAAATTTTCTGGCTAATCAATCTAAATTAAACTTATTGTGTTCCGAGGCAGTGCTTCCAGGATCTCAACTTGCAACTCATGATATAACTGGTGATTATCACGGATCCACTCATAGACATGCATATAGGAGGCAATTTGATGATACTCTCGCTTTAACTTTTTATGTTGATGCTGAAAATTATTTACCGATTAGATATTTTGAAACTTGGATGAAATATACTGCAGGAGAACAAATTGCATCTAAAGAAGGGGGTCGCCCTGGAGTTGAAAAGAGTTATTATTTCTATAGGATGAATTATCCAAAGGAATACATTTGTAATCAAGGACTTGAAGTAACTAAATTTGAAAGAAGTTATGGATCAGGAACAAAAAACGCACAACGAAGAGAGTTAACGTATAAATTTGTAAATTGTTTCCCTACATCAGTTAACTCAATGGCAGTATCATATGACTCTTCTTCATTACTAAAGTGTTCGGTTTCTCTTTCATATGTTAGATATTTTATTAACCCACCACAACCAGAGGCACCAACACCAGAACCTAGAGCAGATGCCAACACTGCTGGATTTAACACACCACTCACTGCACAGCAACAGGCAGCTGTAAATGCCGCTTATACTCAAAAATCTGATTTAGGACTTAATATTCCACCAATCACAACTGGCGGATTCTCTATTCCAGCAGCACAGTCTAGTGGTAATAGCTTTAGTGTCCAAGATGCATACTCTGGCAAATTTACTCTAAACCGATAATAAATAATCACACTGAAATACTCTATAAGACATCATGCCATTACCTAAGATTTCTACACCAACTTATGAACTTGAGTTGCCATCGTCAGGACAATCAATTAAATACAGA